GCGGTTGGCGAGCAGCACGCACTCCTCGGCGAACAGCGCGGTGTACAGGTTCCTCGCCAGGTCGGTGCTGTCGTACACCGAGTCGAGCGTGATGACCGCGCCGGTGCCCTTGATGAACGACCCGGCCGGGTACACGAGCGCCGGGAACGACGCCTTCGGCTTCACCTGGAAGGCCGAGGACACGTCCAGGTCGTCCAGGCCGCGCACGAACTGCGGGGCCAGGTTCCGCACGGTGAACCACTCGGCGATCATCGCGTCGGTCACGTTCACGTAGTCCACGCCGGTGCGACGGGCCAGGTCCTCGCGGATCGACAGGCGCGCCCACTTCGGCATGACGACCTCGATGACCTTCCGGTCGGAGAAGCCGTACTTCTGCCGGATCGACTCGGCCACCCACTGGAGGGCCTCCAGGCTCGACACGGTGGACTTCTGGTCGGCCGGGGTGAGCGCGGCACCGAGGGCGGTCTTGATCTTGCCGAGCAGGCCCGCGTTGATCTTCAACTCGTGCGCGACGAGGGCCTTGCGGATCACGTCGGCGACCAGTTCCGGGTACCCGGCGTTGGTGAGGATCGGCGCCTTGATGCAGATGCCGAAGGCGTCGCAGCGAACCTCGGTGAACGTCGGGCACTCGACGGTGTAGCAGGTCTTGTCGGGCGACCCGGCGATGGCCTGCGTCTCGGTGAGGGCGAAGCCCACGCTGCTGAACAGCGAGCCGAAGTCCGGCCCCTTGGTGAACCGGACGCCGCCACGGGTCACCTGCACCTCAGGCAGCGACACGAGGTCGTTGGCGTCCTCGTCGGAGCACCAGTCGTAGAGCGTCTCCGACGGGGCGCACCAGCCACCGGCGGCGATGAGCGACCCTCCGGGCAGCCGGGACTGGCGCACGGCCTCGTCCAGGAGGGCCTGGTCGTCGCGGAAGTCGTCCTGGCTGAGCCCGTCGTAGCCCTGCTTGGTGACCACGGCGGTCCCGTAGCGGTTGAACATCGCCGACGCCGGGGTCCCGGTTGGGAACGACCGCATCCGGTTGACGACGGCCGACGCGACCAGCGAGAAGTCGTCCAACTCCCTGCCGGTGGCGAAGCCGGGCACGTCGGCGGCGGCGGTGAGGACGGCCACCTTTCGCTCGGCGGGGACGACGACCGCCGGGGCCTGCGCGGCGGCGCGAACGACGGCGGGTGCCTTCGCCGGAACCCCGGCGTCGGTGGTGACATGCTCCACAGCGGCCTCCTCGACCTGCTCGGCGGCTGCGGTGGTCGGCTCCTCGGTCGCCGCCTCGACCGTCTCTGCCTCCGGCGGGACGCCGAAGTCCTTGATCGCCGCGACGCGCTCCAGCCTCTCGGCCTCCTGCGCTGCCAGGGCGTCCTTGCGCTCGCGCACCTCGCGCACGGCGGCGACGATGCGCTCGCCCTCGGCGATGGTGTCGGCGTCGCTGTCCTCGTTGATGTCGAGGTCGCGGAACGCGGCCAGGCCCTCGGACTCCAGCGCAGCCAGCGCGTCGATGTCCAGGCCGTCGAGCCCGGTGTCGGGAAGGGTGAACATGCGATGGCCTCCTGAGCCAGTGATCGGTCGGTCACACGACCCCGGCTAGGCCAGGCCGGACCGCTGGCTAGGCCACAGCGGTCCTACTGCTCGTGGAGGCTAACACGCCCCCGGTGGAGATGTCACGCAACCGGCGTGGCGCGCAGCGTCCCGCCGACACGGCGCACGATGGCCTGCGCCTCGGCGAGCGTCCCGACGACCACCTTGCCGCCGTCGGGCTTGGTCACCTCGTACATGGCGCGGTTGCGTCCCGCGCTCCCACCGCCGCAGTTGCAGCCCACGTCAGCGCACCTCCATCAGCGCACGGGCGCGTGCCCGCCGGTCCTCGTCGGCGAAGGACGCCAGCGCATCGACACGCTGGGCGCGGCGTGCACGCGCAGCCATCTCGTCGAGGACGGCGACGGCCAGCGCGTGCACGTCCACCACCACCTCCGACTCCTGCGCGGACGCCGCCAGCGCGGGCGGCGTGATGAGCGCCGTCTGCCTGCCACCGGACGCGGCCAACCTCGGCACCGGGAAGCCGGGCACGTTGACGGCCAGCGCGGCGACCAGTTCCAGGTTGCCCCGGATGCCCCGCCAGTCGCCGGACAGGCCGGACGCGAGCAGCCGGTGGACGGCCGCGTCGTCCACGTCGGGGCGCAGCATCCCGGCGAACCAGATGCCGTGCTCGTCCTCACCGACCGCGACGTCGGCGACCACGGTGCCGGTGTTGTCGTAGTGCGCCTTGGCCGCGAACGGGTCGGCCGACAGGTCGGCGTGCCCGGTGTCGAGGGTGATCTGGCCGACGGGCACGTAGCCGTCGTCGGTGAGGACCTGCCCGGTGGAGAAGTAGGCGTACTGCGCCGCCGAGTGGGGCGGGGTGACGCACATGCGGTCGATGCCGATGTGGCAGGTGTCCCACAGCGCCAGGTGGCCACGGATGCGGCCGTCGGGCTCCACCGTGAGCCCGGTCGGGCCGGGCAGGTGCGGGTCGGCGAAGGCGTCGGCGGGAAGGGCGACCGGCGCAGCCGCCGACACCAGCGACACGCCCTGCGGCACGCAGTCCTCGCACGACTGGAGCGCGGTGGCGTGGCGGGCTGCCCGCCGCCGGTTCTCCGGCGTGTTCGGCGGGTTGCCGGGCCTGCCCAACTCGCCCGGCCAGTAGCCGAGGGCGTCGTGGTGCCACTGGGCGCACGTCCGGTACAGGAAGTACGGGTTGACGTACTTCGCCAACTGGCGGGTGCAGCGGGTGAAGTCCCCCGGCATCCCCCACCTGATCTTGGCCGCGCCCTTGCCGCGTGTCCAGTAGGCGTGCAGCCGCCGCGTCTCCTCCGGGTGCGTCACCCACCCTGCGCCGCGCTTGAACTCCTCGGTGTCACCGGCCCACTCCTCGGGCAGCATCCACTCCAGGTCCAGCGCGCGGGCGCGGCGCATGATGTGCCGCTTCGCCTTCTCGTAGTCCTTCGCCCGGCCTACCGCCTGGATGGCGTTGCGGAGGTCGTCGGCGTCCTTGATCGGGTAGGACCCGTCGTCAAGGGCCTCGCCCGTCTCCGTCATCCTGTCGCGCTCGGCCTGCGTGTAGTCCCGCATCGCCACCGCAGCGGCAACGAGGTCGTCGGCCTGCTGGCGGGTGCCCAGCGCGATGAACGCCTCGGCGAACGCCGGGATGGGCACGATGGTCGCGGCGCTGATCCGGCCCTTGGAGAACCGCACCGACTCGTCCTCGGTCACCGCCATCTCGGCGTCGTCCACGTCCACGCTGATGCCGCGCAGGTGCCCTTCGGCGATGAGGCCCACCACCTTGTCGGCCTCCTCGGTCTGCGCGAACACGCCCTCGCCCCACACCAGCCCGTCGGGGTCGCGGTCCATCCGGTCGATGCGGCCGACGACGACGGCCCCGTCGTGGCCGGACTCGTTGCTGGGCTGCCACAGCAGCGGCAGCGGCAGGTCGCGGCTGGACAGCGCGCCCGGCTCGAACGAACGCTTGTCGCCGGACAGCACCCCCTCGGGTGCGAGCACCCCGTACCAGGGGGTCGGCTCGTCGGGTGCGAAGTCGGTGACGTCGAACTCCTCGTCGGTGTCGATGTCATCCATGACGTCGGTGTCGGCCATCTGCTCTGCCCTTTCGACGGCGTTCAGTTGCGGTCTGACCTTACTGCGCCTGTCCATGTAGCCGGGCTGTCCCGGCTTCTTCCCGTCCTGGTTGACGCGCAGCCAGTCGTCCCTGGCGATGACGCGCTCCTCGTCCTTGGTGGCGTGGCGGCGTTTGGTGATGCGCCCCTCGCTCGGCTTGGGCGTGTACCGCTGGCCCCTCGGCACGACCTTGGGGGTGCGGCGGTTCTCCAGGAACAGCAGGTCGTGCTCGGCGAACTCCAGGGAGAAGGCGTCGGCGATGTTGGTGAACGGCAGGACGGCGAGGACGCAGCGGCAGTTGTGTGTTACAACGCCGTTGGCACTGTACCAGTTCCTATCTGTGTGGAGGTTGTACCACTCATGCCGCCCCTCACCCCGCTCGACACCGACGACCTGCGTCGCCGCCATGCCGAGGGCCAGAGCGTCCTCCAGATGGCGCGGGAACTCGGCGTCCAGCGACGCACCATCGACATCTACCTGCGTCGGCTCGGGCCGGAAGCCCGCAGTGCCAGCGAGGCCAACCGGCTGCGCATGGCCCGCATGACGCCCGAGGAGCGCCGTGCCGACGCCGCCGCCGCCCATGCCGCGCGCCGCACCGGAGGAAGCCGGGAGCGCGACACCTTCACCCCGGGCCAGATCGAGAAGGCTCGCGTCGCTGAACGTGACCTCTCGTACGCCCAGCCTGACGAGAGCCTGGTCGCCGCCTTGTACCCGCAGTTCCGCCGCCAGGTCGCCGTCGGCCCATACAACCTGGACTTCCTCGTCGGGAACGTCGCCGTGGAAGTCCACAGCAGCAACACCCACCCGCTCTACCACCCCAACCTTGCTCATCGCACGGAACAGTTGCTCGGCGCTGGGTTCCACGTCGGCTACCTGTGGCCCTACGGAGAGCGGGGCTGCCATGACCTCATCGCCTGGGCGCAGCAGGTCAGCCTTGACGTACCCCTCGGGGGTCAGTACCGGGTGGTTCGGGGTCACGGTGAGGTCGCGTCCGTCGATGAGGCGCAGATGCACGCTGCGGCCATGCGTCACATGGCGCGTGATCGCCAGTACGCCCTGCCCAGCCCAGCCGACCTTCGTTGACGGGGCCACGCAGTTGATCCATACCTCGGGCGGGCCGACGGGCTGGCCGGGGTACTGCAACGCGAACCCGCCGACGGGGAACGTCTCACCCCGCAGCCGCCGCACCCCGTGGAGCGGGCGGTGCGTGTCACGCACCGCTTCATCCTGCATGGAGTTGTGTACAATCGTCCCGTTAGCAACAAACCACGATGACGTGACGGAGAGGTCGTACACATGGTCGCTCCACGGGATGACCTCGATCGAGAGGACATCGCACGGCGATACTCCAGCGGGGAGTCCCTGGCTACCATCGCCGGGGCCTACGACGTGTCCTCGCGCACCAT